GCTTCAGCTTTGTCCTCTTCTTCTCCTAATACATCTTTTAAAGCACTAGCTATACTATCAGCCAAAGTCTTGGCTACATCCGGGCTTATACCTATAATCTCTACTTCATTACGTTCCTTAGCTTTACTTTCACCTTTTTCTGCTGTTTCTTCTTTACTTTTTTTAGTAAAGTCGACTACAGGTGCTTCGCTTATATCTTTCTTTTCTTCAGCCGAAACTTTAGCAGCCTCGTCTCCAGTTTTCTTTGGTACTTTTATTTCTGGCTCTTTAAAGCGTTTATCAATAGCAGATTCTTCGTTTACAATCTTACCGCCAGGTCCACGGAACTTGTCAACACCATTCTTATCAGTAAACTTACTATAACCTTTTTTTAATTTAAATTCAGCTTTAGCTACACCACCTAAGTCTCCTTCTGGTCTAACTTTCTCATATTCTTCAATAGCAGCCTGTTTTTTACGTCCTCTTTCTAATTTTTTATATTGTTTAGCTTCTTCAGGCATGTCTCTCTCAAGATTTTTTTGCTGAAACTTACCAAACTTATCTAAAGCCTTATCTGTATACTTGCTAGCACCTGTAGCTTTAAGTAGTTTTTCCAGCACGCCTAAATCTTTTGGATCTTTACCAGCAATTTTAAGGTTATCTATATTTTGTGTAATTCTATCTTTAGCAGCAATGTACCCAGCACCGCCCGCATTAATACCGGTTAGTTTAGAAAGATAACCACCGCTTTCGCCTTCTGAGAACTTCTTTTCTAATTTAGAAAGCTTTTCATTTTTTGCTTTTATCTCTTCTGCTCTTTTTTCTTTAGCTTCTATCTCTGCATCTTTTTTAGCTTTTTTCTCCGCCTGTTCCTTATCATATTTTAAACGGTTTTCGTTGTCGGCTTTCAACGCATTCATTGCTTTAGTTTGTGCATCTAAAGCCTGAATATAGTTTTCACGAGATTGTTGCTCTAAATCAGCTCTTGTATTAGCATCATTGGTTTCTTCTATTAAGTCAGCTGTTTTGTTTGTTAACTCTCTAACTTCTTTAATAAATGTGCTATCGTTAATAGCAGCTTTAATGTTAGGATTAATATCCCCTATAGCTGATTTTAAGCTAGTTAGAGCTTCCCCTAAATCACCGATTTTACCATTAATAACACTGATAGATGTTGGTAACTGTGCAAGCGGTCCAAGACTAGAGTTAAGATCTCCTAATGTCTTATTAAGATCTGCTTGAACTTGTGTACTTGCATCGTCTGCCATAAAAATACTTAGGGACGAGAGTAATCTTTATGTCATTTATTAAGAAAGAAATCCGCTGAGATAGTTATTTCTTCAACGCTTTCTGGTCCAGTCTCGGCATGCAGTAATCCAGAACGAATTACATCAAATTTATCCAAATAAGCTTGTAGTTCATTAAGAGTATTGGAAGGTAGGTTTTCTATAATAGTTAAACGATCCTTAAATGTAAAAGTAGAATATTGTAGATCTATAACTTCATTCTCTTTTACTACTTTTATACCCTTTACAAACAAACAAATATTGTTAACAACTACATCACTTATTGCTTCATCTAAGGTAAGTCCGGGATCAGTTAAGTCTCCTCTCAGTTCATATTCCATTTCATACTGTTCCTTAATAGTAGGTATACCTATTTCTATTTCTAAATTATCAGTTTTAATTGTTTCGTTACCTGGTATAGTTATTGTTTTAGAGTACTCCAAGCAGTTATTAAAATCAGCTACACCGTTATCAGTAGTTACGGTAGAACCTAATGCATTTTTGCGTAATGATAACAAAATTACTATTCTATCTACTAAAGTTAAACTATCAACTATATCTTCTTGACAATTTTGTACGATTATGTCGTGTGATAGTAAAATAAATTTCGTTTCATAAAGAGTATTATCTTTAATACAAGAATAAAATTCTTTTTGCTGTTTAGTTGTTAAAGGTAAAAACTTTACACTACGTTGTAAGGATGGCAGGTATACATCAATAACATTTTTAAGTGCTATTTCATTAAGAGTGGTTAAAACGTCATTTATATTTGCCATAAAGATAATTATAAGGATTTGTTAAAAGCCTAGCTCGGTATTCCTCGTAATAGGCATATTTGCACCATTAGAGTTACTCGTATTAGCTTTAGCTTCATCAGCTTTTTGTTGATCCTGCATAAAGTACATCCAATAAACCTGTAATTCAACTGGTGTTATACTATCAACATAGTTTGCATCAAACCCAGCAAACTTAACCATGTTGTAAAAGGCTCTGTATACATTGTTTAAGTTTTCAGTAAACAAGAATTCTATTATCTTTTGTAAATTTGGAAACGTTAAATTACAATCTATACTATATACAACTTCTTTAGTAATAGGAGAATTAAGTACAATAAAATCGATTTTACTATATTTGTCTTCTAGTTCAGCAATATCTTTAGTTAAATCTAGAGTTACTTTATAAGGTAATGCATGCACAATGTTCAGACGTTCATCTATAGTTAAATCCTTAAATATAACAAGTTGTTCTCCTATTTTTATAGTATCTATATAAGAGGCTAGTTTAATAAAAGTATCATTGTTATTACTAAAGAAAACATGCTCGTCTCTTATCTTGTATGAACTATAGCTTACAACTATATTATCATATTGTATTATACCGGATTTGTTAATACTTTTTACTTTCTTAATTAACTCTTCTACAACAAAAGAGTGATTAAAGGTACTACCATTTGGCAATGTGCTCTTTAACTTCAAGTCAGGGCTAATACAGTAATTGCGTACAGTTAATAGTAGAGATATTTTATCTTCGAATGTTATATCCATTCCGGCAATATCTGGGCAAAGATCCTCTAATATAGAATTATACTGTTGTATAGTCTCTTTCTTATCAACATTATACAAGCTCTTAACAAGCTCTCTATATTGTTTATAATAGAGCTCTTTTATCTGTACCTCAGCTTGCTTGCTAGGTAGATAAGCATTTAACTTAAAAGGCATTACGTATTACTTTATCTCGTATGTAGTATATGTCCAGGTAGTCTTAACATTACGAGACTTGGCTGGGCCATATGCAAATGTACCACCTTCAACAGTTATAGGCACTGCATTTTTAAACGTTACTGTTTTACGATTCGGTAAGGTACCACCATTAGGATTACGTTTATCTAAAAATGCTACGATAATGTCTGTCTTAAAGTTTTGACTTGCTGCAGTTATAGTATTAGGGTTACGTGCGAACAAACCGTAATGAGAAGCAGCAATAACCCAAGGTCTTAATACATAATCAATAAATGATTGATTTGTTTCTAGAAAACTTATTTCGACATTTGTTACATTCGTTCTACCCGTTAATATAGTCGCACCTAAAAACCCGCCATAATTAGAAGCTGTATTAGCTGCTTCTTTACCGCTAGCTGCAATTGAACCACCCATTTTATCTGCTCCAACTGTTTCTCCAGGAAGTGTAATACTATTTACAAAAAATACATCATCTTTGTTTATACTTTTCCAATACTGTATACGGCTAGCAACATCAATTCTATCTAAACCTAAATCTGTTGTTTCCCCTGCATTTGTAGAGTATGCGTTATTTAAGTTTGAAATTATATTACTAGAACCGTCTTGACCCTTTAAGTTTGTAAACCCTACAGCAAAGTTTGCTTCTATAGGTATATGAAAATTCGGGTCTGAAAGAACCTGAGTCAGAAACGTATTGTTTATATCGGCCATTTTACCTTCTTAAAGAAGCACTAGTACGAAGCATATGTTTCATTAGTAACTAAATCTTTTGCTTCCCATGTTTGATAACCAAGAGTTACTTTAAATTCTTGTACTTTACCAGAACCATCGAGATTGTATGTAATGCCTGGAGTTGAAACAACAAATAAACCATTTAAAGTATATTGTACAACTGTTTCTAAATTATCATCAATTACATCAATTTGTGCTAAACTGCTTGTACCGGGTACTGGGTTAGCATTTACAGGACGTGCTTGACCAGCCGCAAGAGGGTTAGAAGAAACTTCTTCAAGTCTTTGTTCAAACCATCTCTTTAAAAATAAAACCTGATCGGTTAAAAATGTTAATTCCCATTGCTTGCTTTCACCAAAGTCTCTTGTACCGGTTGCATTAATATCTACTCCGTAATACTTAACTGTTGATATAGCTGCTTTTTTACTTGGTAAAGACATGCTCTTTAAATAAACCAAACGATCATCTCCAAGGGACTGTCCGTTAATAACTAACTGACTTACTCTAGCTTGATAATCTCTTGAAAATCCATAGTCTTGAGCTGACTGGTAGAATTGAGATAATGTTTGTTCTGTCATAATAATACTTACAGGTTAGATACTTATATTGCAGTAAAATCTTGGAAGGCAAACGTAATTCTAGTTTTAGATACTTCACCTGTGCTTGATATGTCATAATCAGAAGCGTTAATTACCGTTGGATATGCTCCATTTAAAGTATAAGATCTAGCAACTCTTAATGGAATGTCTTTAGTAAAATCTTCTGTTAACAAATTAAAAGTAATCTTACTACTAGCAAAGTTTATATCACCAGCTGAGTTTGTAGTGTTATCGTATAATGTTCTGTTCCACGCTTCAAATATAGTCCTTATAGTAAGGTTAGCATCTGTAATAAACGTTAATTCCCAAAATTCGTGCTCTGGATAACTAGCTTCCATTGGCACCACATACTCAAACGATTTATAAGGTATCTTAACTGTGCTTATCTTTCTGGAAGGTATCTTAGCTGCCTGAGCGTATACATCATAAGGTATTGCTTTAAACAGATCATCTACAGGAGAGCCTTCTATACTTTCTAACTTGAAGTTGTACTTCTTGCTAATACCATACTGGTTAACAGCATTATAGAAGTTAGTTATATTTGGCAATACATCAGGCATAATAATACTTAAGCTCTATATAACAAAAAAACCTGACTTTTCAGTCAGGTTTTTTGTTGATACAATCTGTATCTTATTCGTGTCTCCAGTAGTGATAAGCTAAAGTAGCATCGAATGTTAAAGGTGCGCCTGTACCTGCAATATCATACTTTACTGCACCGAGCTTTTGGATATATGCTCCGTATAGTTTATATGTATTGAGTACGTTTAATTTATCATCGATAAGGTTTAATTGAATAATTGATTCAGGACCTCTTACTGATAGATCACCAGTGCTGGTGTTATCATCAAACGTCTGGTTAATTTGCCAATCTTCGAACTTCTGACGAAGTATACCGCCTTTATCGTTACGGAATGTTACTGTCCAACCTTCACTGCCAGGATAGGTTACTGTACCAGGAAAGTTAAACTTTAAACCCATATATGTAGCGTTTTGATTAGTAATATCTCTGCCAGGTAATGTTGCAGTTGTAATGTAAACGAAATCGTCTTCATTAAACGTGTCGTTACCGATAGAGACAACACGTAGCATATAATCCCTTGCGAAATCTCTTTGCTGTGCTACACGAAAGAAGTCTTGTATTGTTTGTGACATATTAAATATTTATGTTAAGGTTATTGTAATAACTCTTTGAAGTCTTGAGATGTCTTAGTGCAGTAGAAGTTTACTAAGATAAACTCTGCTGTACGAACTGGCTTTACGTAGATGTCTACTACAAGCGAGTTGTCATCAACAACATCAGGTGTGTTATTAGTATTGTTACATACAATTAAGTAATCGTATATACCTTGGGAATTCTTTGCTAACTTAAACACGGGGTCAATTGTATTGACTAGACGGTTTTGAGTAAAGGATGTGTTAGGTTCAAATACGAAGAACTTACTTGTATTAAGAACTGATTTTTCCAAGAAGATAAATAGACGACGTACGTTAATACGGTCAAATGCACTTGGAGTCTTTAATAAGGTCTTTTGTCCGTATATTGAGTAGCCTTCATTTGGGAAGTTTACTACAGGGTTAACAGAGATCTTATAAAGTAAATCGCGTTGTTTTTGTTGCGGGTTAATTGCGATATCAGAAATGCCGGTAATTGTACCACGATTTAAACCAGCAGGTGCACCCCATGGATAAGCTACTGCATCATTATTTGTATAAGCTGCTGCAGCAAAACCAGAGAATGGTAACCAAACTGCTTTACCTGAGAAGCTATCTGTAAACTTTACCCAGTTACCATATGTTGTAGCATAGCTTGTATTGTAATTGGTATAAAGATTGCGTAGAGGCCAGTAAATGTTGTTTGAGAAGTTATTTGTTCTATCTGTTAATGTCTTGAAGTCTGCACCTTGTACGAAAATATGACGTAGTGGGTCAGAAATAAAGATACAATCCTTACGTACATTTGTTGTGAACTGTACGAACTGTTGTGTAATTGACTGCCATGTACCCACTGGATCAGATGCAGCAGAACCAGGGCTATAATTACCTTGATTGTTCGCTAAGCCTGATGACGAGAAGATAGCCGCCTCTAAGTCGCTAGAGAAGAATGTATCGTCGTATGTATTGCTTGGGTTGCTTGTTGACATACCAGCTACACCTGCAATTGTTGATACACCACCGTCAACTACTACGTCAATGTCATAGATGTCTGCGTTTGAAGCAATATCTAAAATGTTTGCTACTTTAGCACCAATATTACCAATGACCTTGGTACTTGTTGTGAAGTCGATTGATGGAGCATAAACACCTAACGGGAATAATGCATCTGCATTCCAATAACCAGCTGTCCTAATCGTACTGGACATATCTGTAGAAGTTAATACTCTAATAGCTTTTTGTGCGTTACCGTTAACGTCTAACCAAGCTGTGTTGTTAGAAATATTTGGGTTAACTAATACTGTAAGGTTAGTTGAATTACCGTTAATAACATTGCTTACGAAATCGTTTTGAGGAGCACCACCGTTAATATCTTGCACTGTACGGTTAGCATAGAATGAAGTTGCGTAACCTTCAACAAGATTGTATTCTAGTAATAATGGGTTAGCAGCAAAAGGTGAAGTCTTAAGCTTAAACAACGAGAGAATTGCAATATCGTTATAGCTTGAAGAACCGTAAGCTGTTACGTCATATTGAGGAATGTTTTCAATTACACGAGAAACACTGATAAAGTTATCACTTGATAATGATTGTACTTTAAAGTCTAAACGAGTTGCAGGTATTTGGGTGTATGTTGCTGTGTAACCTGTAGTTGTAATTGAAACAGCGCTTGTAGCAGCTGTATAATTCGTGCTTGGGTTAATGTTACGGTTATCAGCTAAGTTTAAATAAAGACCTTCAAACTTTTCATTGATAGTTGTTTGAGCTTCGTTAAGCACTACCATACCAATACCAGCATTAGTTAATGAACTTGCACCTGTAATAGCTGATGGGAATTGACCTGCACCCATTCCGTTCCAAGCAATACCATTTTGTTTAATGTTATTGTAATCTGATGGAGACAACTCAATAATAGTTGGACGAGTTAAATAGAACGAACTTGCTGTAGAAAGCATCGTAGCTGATGTAGATGCATTATCTAATGTTTGACCAGGTTGTAAAGGAATAACTGGAAATACTAATGCGCTATATTTACTTGAATTGTAACCATCTCCTAAATCAGCACCGTAAGGTAAACGAGCTACGTTTACTTGTGCGTTTGTACCGCCTGTAAATAATTGATTAACCGTGTAATAAAAATAACGTTCAGCGGCATTTGTTGGTGCACCGAAAATATTTAAAAAGTCCGAGCTGGTAGTAAGATTTATAATCTCATTAGAAGGTCCTTGAGCGGCAAATCCAGTAACGAATATGTTAGTACCGTTTGGAACTGTAGATCTTGTGCTTAAGTCGATTTCGTTAATTTGTACACCAGGGGATTGTATTTGACGTAAGGTAGCCATAGTAGTATTATACTATTATTTAGGCGTTTTCGGAATGAAACCTCAACAAATTAAAGTAATTCTGCATTTAACTGACTAAATGAGAACGTAAAAGACGACTCAAGTTGATCAGCATCTCTATAATTGTACGTTATTCCGGTTAAACCAGTAATAAATGCTTTGCTATATGTAAAACGGATTTTATTATTATTGTATTCATCCAATCCATACACATTTATAGTTGTTTGGTATGGTTGTAAATTAGTAAGACTATTAATAACAGGTTTACCAGTTGCTCCGTAAGCGGTTGGGGAAAGATTATTCGGATCCATTACGCTTGTTTGCGAGCCGTTTATGTAATCCAACCACTTCCAAAGCACCCACCAGTTATTAAAGCCGTTATCAACAGTAAAGTTAACTGTAATTTCTGGATATTTATCTCTCTTACCTGTTGTTAAGCTTAGTGTTTGACCTGCATACGCCATACCGACAGGGCTTACAGTAGTAGGTGGTACAACAGTTCCATATACTGAATATTGTAAAGAATCTAAACTTACCTTAGTCGTATCTCTATCTAACTGATTTACTATATTAATCTGTTTTAAAGAATCAGGTAAGTCTAAAATAAGCAGAAATTTATCTTTTCTACTTTTATTAAGAACAGCTTGTTGTTGTACTGCAGGTAAAGGAGTATTGCTCATGTTATTGTTTGTGTAGATAGTATTTTCTTACTGAAGGATCCCAGCCCAAGACAATACCGCTAGTACTTAAACCACGAGGGTTTACATTTACCTTTTCCATATTCATACCATAAAAATAAGCAATTGCTTTAGCTGTATGTGGTAAAAGATAGGTTTTGCCCTTAGGTTTCTTTTTTAAATTTTCAATCTCGATAAAAGGCGTTTCCATTTCAGAATGACTCTTTGCTACCATACTCAACGATTTAACGTTGTCTGGGTTAGTCATTTTTGATACACCCGCTTTTACCCCATGGTGACGTTTACCTCTACTACCGTCTTTTTTAGCGAGTATACCCGGCATACCGAAAAAGTTTTTAAACGTCTCTTGACTTAACGACAATTCTTTATCTTTCTTTTCAATTACACCTTTTATTAGACGATCTATATCGCCGGAGCGTCTTAGCTCTTTAAATGCTAAATTCTCCACTGAAAACTCCCCAGCTCTCTCTAAACCAGCTGCACGAGCTTTTAATATTTTTTCTTTAGCAATTTCAGCACACTCTAAATCGCAGTTATCGCTTAATGCATGTTCAATAGCGTCTTTCATTGTTTTTACTTTTGCCATTATTGCATGTCTGTCAACTGGTTTTGATTTGCTAGGATGAACCAACCAGTCGTCATTCTTTATAGAATATACACCAGTAGAGTGATGCTCTTCATTTATATCTTGTATGTAAACCTCAACATCGAAACCTTTAATTTTAATTTCATGAGAGCTATTCCAAACAGTCTTTTTAGCTTTAAAATAATCTTTAAGTACTTCCTTATCGTACTTGTAACTATCAAGATCGGTTAATATGTGTAAGTCTATATCACTATAAGGTGTATAGTTAAAATTAGCTAAAGAACCTGTAAATGTTATATCTTCTACGTCAACATCAATTTCAATTGATTCAAGAAACGCTTGAGCTACATCTATAAGTTTATCTTTAACTTCTGGCCTAAGCTTGTCATTTTGCCAAATAGTCGGATTAAGACTATTATGGTCTTCAATGGTAAGCTTGTTTTCAGGGAATAACATATTATGTAAATATTTACGCTATACCCGGTATTTTAAGACTTGTTTAGGATTAAAGTCTAAATCCGCCAAGATATTTTCTTTTGACTATCAGTGGGTATACCGAGAAATTCGCACTTCCAATCCCCTTGTGCGAATAAATCTAATTCCTGCCATTGGTCTTTACGCTTTAACATTTCTTTAGCAACATCATCCCAATCAGTAGTTAAGAACAGGTTTTCTACTTTCTCTCTACGTATTTCAATAGCCTCATAATTAAACTCATCATGTTCATAGTGTATTACTTCTATTGTATTACCTTCAACATCTGAATAGTCTACTGAGAAGTCTATACCCCATTTAGGACGTAAGTTAATAAGCTTATATATTTGAGAGTTATTTTTCGTCCATCCTTTTAGTTGTTCAAGTGCAGCTCCGTTAAAAGCTCTACGTTCAAATAATAAACTATGATTTAAATATGAACCATCATAAGGTGCACCGTTTTCATTTGGATACGGTTCACGTGTTATCCATGGTCTCTTAAGACATGTTTGATCTTTATAGTGAGTTGATAGAGTAATTGCATTAGCATCAGCAAATTGCTGCTCTAAGCGAGTCATTACATAGCCTTCTTGATCAAACAACTCTAAGAACTCAGGACCAGGATAAACTGGTAGGCCACCAGCTGTAGGAAGTTCCAAGTAAGCTTTAACAGGTAATGACCAATAATTATTGGAATTAAACTTATTATCAGTAAGCGTCAGCTTTTTCATACAATAACTTACTTTTGACTTGTGCTAGATCCATAGTAAGTATATGTAATGGCCAAAGCAAAAGGAGATCAGACTACATATTATTTGGGTAATAAGAACTTACCTGTACCTGAAACTCAATTTAATTGGACACCAGAAATGGTGGAAGATCTAGAAAGAGCACGCAAATCGATTTTACACTTCTCTCGCTTCTTCTATATCGTTAGTTTGGATGAAGGTAAGCAACCAATTAAGCTTTATAACTTTCAAAAAAGAGTACTTAAAGCGTTGGTGGAGAACAGGTTTAACGTAGTATTAGCTTCTAGACAGATTGGTAAAACAACTATCCTAACCATATTCGCTTTATGGATGATCTGTTTTCATGATGATTATAGAGTACTGTTAATTGCTAACAAACAAGAAACAGCTAAGAATATTTTTAAACGTATTAAGTTAGCGTACGAAATGTTACCCAACTATATGAAACCAGGTGTAATAGCTTACGCAAAAGAGGGTATGGAGCTAGAAAATGGTTCCTCTATTGGTATTAGTACTACAACATCTGATGCTGCTAGAGGCGAGTCTATTAACTGTCTACTCTTGGACGAAGCAGCATTCATTCCACCAGAGTTTATGGATGACTTTTGGGAGTCAGTATTTCCTGTTATTTCATCTTCTAAGAAGTCCAAAATTTTTATGTTATCTACCCCTAACGGTGTAGGCAACCTATTTTATAACACATATACAGATGCTGTTGCTGGTAAGAATGGTTGGCACCACGAACGTGTAGATTGGCATGAAGTACCAGGTAGAGATGATAGATGGAAAGAAATGACTATGAGAGCACTCGGTTCAGAAGAGTCATTTAACCAAGAATATGGTAATGAATTTAGAGCTGTAGGTGAAAACTTATTCGATAAAGATCAGTTAGATGAAATGACCCAAAACTCTCCAGAACCTGTCTTTGAAGATGATGATGGGTTTTACAAAATATATAAAGACAGAGAAGATGGACATTTCTATAGTATAGGTGTTGACGTTGGAGAAGGTATTGGCAGAGCTAACTCTACTATACAAGTAGTGGATGTGACTGATTTAACCAACATAGAACAAGTAGCTACATACGCTAATAACAAACTAGACCCTTTTAATTTTACTGCTAGATTAGTAGAAATTGCCGCAGAATGGAATAACCCTCCATTATTAGTTGAACGCAATAATTGCGGTGCACAAGTAGTAGATGCTTTAACTCATACCCATCAATATCTCAATATAGTAAAGTATACACCAAGTATGGGTTCGTTTACTGAAAAGGTAGAAAAGGATAATCGATTAGGTGTATACTCTCATACTAACAGTAAGTTTAACTCCATGGCTAACTTTAGATACTGGATGAACGTATTAAGATGTGTTAAAATATACGATAAACAAACTATAGAAGAGTTTAAAACATATATACGTCAAGATAATGGAGTATGGAAAAAGCAATCAGACAAGTACTTGGACGATAGAGTAGAAGCTTTAATATGGGCTATGTTTATATTAGAGCCTAAAGTTGTTG